CGCTCCCGCCTCGGCGCTCATTCGCCGCCCGCAGATCGTCCCGGCGTCCTGGCCCGCGACCTCTATCGCGCCCGCTTCGCACGCGAGAGAGGCGTCGCGCAAAAGCCCCGCCGCTCCGCCCGTGACCTCGACCGCGCCGCCTTCGCAGGAGAGCGTGTAGGCTGTGGCGCTCGGCCCGTCATCCGCGCCAATCGACCAGTTGACTATCGTGTCGCCGTCAATATCTGTCGTGAAGTCGAAGGGTGCGGATTCGCCCGAGGTGTCAGTGCCGACATCTATGAGTTCCGAGTCCGGCGTCAGGTGGAGGTCCTCAGTCCCTGCTCCGGTATCGATGAAGTTGTCATCGTCAAAGGCGATGTTCTGCAGGCCCGCGCTTCCCGAGGTGTCAGCCGAAGCGCAGGTCGTCTTGGTTATGGTCCCGCTGTAGGCGACACTACTCCCCTGGGCGTAGCAGTTCTTGGCCACAAAAGTCCCGGCGGATCTGGCGAATCCGGCGTAGCACCGGCCAGCGGTGCAGGAGTAGATCGTCGTCGTCCAGTTGGAATCCCAACTGAAGACCGCGGCAGAGGTCCCATTGGTGAATCCATAAAATATCGTGTTCCAGACCTTGAGATAGGACCCGGCCGCGTTCGCTGTGCTGTATATCTGGATGCCGTCGTTATAAGACGCGCCCGTCGTGGCATAGTCGCCAGTCAGGATGCACCCTGAGACGAGGATGCGCATGGCGCCGTTGCGGAGAAGGATGGCTCCGGCGTTGCCCTGTGTATTTCCCCAATCGGCATATATCTGAAGGTCGGTAATCCGAACATCTTGGTCCTGAATGATCAACGGGGGGATGGTGGTCGATTCGCCCGGCTTGAGCCGATATCGGTTCGTGCTCCACTTCCCGGTTTCTCCGGCGACCTTCTCGCTGGCTACGCCGCGCATCTCAAGGTAGCGATTGACGTCCGTGGTCGAGCCGTCGACCGTCACGCGCGTAGTGTCCTCGAACGCATAGCAATCGGCGATTTCTATGCGGTCGTCGTTGACGAGGTCGCCCTGCCGCCCAGCCTCCCAAGCGGAGAGCGAGGAATAGTCCCCTCCAGCCGACTTGACCGTCCTGACATTGGTCGTCGCCATCTACTTCGCCTTGTCCGTCAGCCTCGACAGGAACTCCGCCCTGGTCAGCGTTGCGCCTGATTCCAGCCCCGCCAAGTCGATGCTATATCTCCGGCGCGTCAGCCGCTCCGTCCTACTGGATTCACCAGGCCTGAGCCGCGCCCGGTCCGTAATGACTTCGACTTCCGGCTCGGTATATTTGACCGCCTCCTCCGCCGTCATCCCGATGAAGCGCAGAACTATAAATCGGGGCGGGCCTTCCTCTCGGCCCCATTCGTGCCCGTCCTCAAACACGCCAACAGGGTCGCCGCGCTTGTAGCATCCTCGGCGGTCAGCGGTTGCGAGTTCGACCCGTTTCTCCTCGTCGGTCTTGATTGAATCGACCTCAAGGACGCTCTTGTGGTAACGGTAGAAGTCTAGCAAACTCGGAATCACAGAAGTGTCTGGCCTCCGGACCTCTTCCAGCGCCGTTCTCAATTCAGAGATATCCTTTTCGGAAAGCGGGGCCGCCTCATAGCTGGAAATTTCGGCAAGCAAGGCTTCGCGCTCGGCAGGCTTGAGCTGGGCCTTCCCGCTCTTGCGCTCCCTCTTTTGCACGGCCCGCATAGAACCTTTAGCCGCTTGGTATCGCTCGATACGGATTAGGTTAGCCTCGATGCGCGGCATTTCAGAATGGGCGGCCATAAAAGCATTGGCCTCGGTCACCGCAATGGACATCCTGGCCCGCCATTCCTCAACGGTAGGCATCCGCGAGTCGAACGCCCGGACGAGGATTTCACACATCTAGACCACCCTTGCCGCGACCGCCGCGAGCCGTGTCCGGCCCTCGACCTCCGCCTTCAGCACGACGAAGAAGCCCCCGTCGAAAACCATGTGAGCCGCGACGCCGTTCGTGATCGAAAGCGGCGACTGGCCCGCCCCGCGCTTCACCAGCTCGACCATGTTCTTGTAGGCGTTCGACCCTCCGAGCCGGTAGCGCACGAGAAGCGTCGAGACCTCGGGGTTGTAGGCCGTATCGAACTCCCGCCGCTCAAGGACCGTGGCGAGGTGCCGCTCCACGGCGAGGGCGCGGGCCAGGTTCTCCGATGCGGACTTGTGCATCGCCTCGACCCGCTCCGCCGCCCGTGCCTCGTCGATCACGTTGCTATCCCTCGGGCAGGGGCGGCATGTCCGTCGGGTCGTCGTAGCCCACGACATCGAAGTCCGCGCTCATGCCCTTCTGGAATCCCCCGATATCGACCGAGAGCGTCACCGGGGCGTCGATGCCTGGAATGAAGGACGCGGCAGAGAACGACCAGTTCCCCGCCATGCCCTCAAGGTCGAGAAAGACGGGCTTCGTATGCCCTGCCTCGCGGACGATGGTCACAGCAAACTGAGCAACCATCGAAACGGAGCCGAAAGGAATCTCCACAGCCCCCGGAGTAAGCACGAGAGAAAACGACGGCACGGCTGATGCCGTCACCCTGCCCGACGTCCTTGCTACGAGTCCCATGCGTACCTCCTGGTATTCAAGCGCCCCGATGTCTGGGGCGGCCATCTGTCGTCACCCGTTGACCCCTGCCGTCTGTCGCGGCCGCGCCATGATACGCACCCGCGCCGGGTCAAGCCTCAGCCGCCGATGCCGACGCCCGCAGACGCGACACTCCCGCGTCGTCATCCCCGCCGACTCGTCGGTTTCGGACGGCACGGGTACGAGGTTCGCCGCGTCCTTGCAGCAGTCGCGGATCGTCCCCGCGACGTAGATCCGCTCCACGTCAGGCCGCCGCCGCGATCGTCAGGATCGAAGCCCCGAAGTCCAGGGTCATCGTCTCGCCGTCGTGGACGGTGATCGCGCTCCCATAGTCCCACCAGAAGCAGAGCACGTTATTCGCGTGCGTGTCGTCGTAGACAACGGCGTAGCGGAACGGCCCGAAGTCGCCCGACCCGGTCCAGACGATGTCCGTGCCCGTGAGCGTCCCCACCCCGGCCGCCTCCGAAAAGGCGTTCTGGACATCGGCCGCCGCGTAGCCGTTCTGCTCGGTGATGCCCGCGAGGTCGGCGAGCACGTCGTCATCGGCCGCCGACGGCGCGTTGTTCGTCAGATAGGCCATGAGCGTGTCGGTATTGAGGTTGAGCGCCCCCAATCCGAGGTAGCCGAAAAAGCCCTGAAAGAAGTTAAGTGCCGCCATGTGTGTCTCCTATCCGCGCTTCCGGCGCGGCGTCATTTCGTCTCCGGCGGACCGTCGAGGCTCTTGTCCTCGTAGGCCAGGCCGGCGGCGATCCACTTCTCGGCCACGGCCGCGGGGACCCTGTACGTCTTCCCCGCCTCGAAATAGCCGAGCGGACCGACAGCCTGTCGCGTCATGCGGATCCGCACGTCGCTGCCCGCACAGGGAGCGGGGATAGAGGAAGGGGCCGGAAGGCCGGCCCCCTCGTTGTGCCTTTTCTGTCTCTTCACTTCGCCTTGCTCAAGGGGTGATCTGGAGCATGTAGAACTGGTCGCCGCCGCCCGAGGTCATGGTGATGATGAAGCCGGCCCGCTGCGGGACCTGGGTCTCGAGGACCGTGTCCACGCCGGCGATGAGGGCCCCGTCACCGTTGAAGTAGACCTCCCGGTCGGCCGAGGCCGCGCCGGGGATGGCCGACATGGCCGTGCCGAAGCACGGGCCCCACGTCTGGCCCCAGAAGTAGTAGGTGTCCGTGACCGGGATCAGCGGGACGCACATCATGGCCGAGTAGGCCGAGGTGGTGAACGTGATCGCCGAGAACGGGTTCGGCCAAATGGTGACGAAGGTCGAGGCGGGGATCGCGAACGGGAGCGGGTCGTAGAGCTGGATCGTGACCTTGTTGTCCGCGGCCGCGGCGGCGTCGGACGACTTGATCTTGAGCATCTGGTAGACGCCCGAAACCAGGTTCATGACCCAGACATAGCCGTTCTGGTAGTAGTTGGCGGCGCGCGTGTTCGTGTCGAGGACGACGATCTCCGTCTCGCCGGCCGCGTAATCGACGGCGTCGGTGTTGACCCCGAGGTCCGCGACGGAGTTGTGGCCCGCCTTCATGGCGACGGCGGTCGTCCCGGCCGCCTTGCAGTAGTAGAACGTCCGGTCATGGAGCTGGAGCCGGGTGCCGATCGGGAAATGCTGGATCGCGCTCTGCTCATAGACGCCCTGCCACTTGCCGTCGAGGGACGCATGGGAGAGGGTGTGCTTGACGAGCGCACCCTCGGAATCGAAGTTCGGGATATAGTGTCCGGTAGGCATCGTTTCCCTCCTTCGTCAGGGCTCGACCAGGATGCGCATGGCGTCGGGCCAGACCGGGTAGCCGGTGACCCGAGCCACGGCCAGGAAGCCGATGTGACCGGCCGTGATGTAGAGCTCGTTCAGCCGGGTCAGGCTGAAGCCCTCGCGGTCGATGATCTCGTAGCCGATCCTGAAGTTGCCGAACGCGGCGATCTTCTGCGTGGTGCCGTCGCCGTGCTCGGGGATCGAGTCGTCGGTGTAGACGGGATAGCCGCACAGGGTGTCGGGCTGACCGGCGATGAGAGAGGGCTGCCAGTAGTAGTTGCCGTAGTAGCCGCTGGCGACCTCGGCCCGCAGCTTCTGGAGCTCGAGCTCCGTGCCGCTGTTCATGAGGAACGCGGCGCCGTTCCGGTATTGCTTGGGGACCCCGCCGATGAGGTCCTTGATGTCCTGGAACGTGATGGCGTTGGCGGCGTCGAGCGCGACCGTGGTGATGCCGGCGGATGCGGAGGAGACACCGACGGGCTCCTGATAGGTCGTGTGGCCCCGGCCGATCATGAATCCTTCCTGCATCTTGTTCGCCATAGCGATGCCGAAGGTGCGGCTGACGTAGTCGGAGAGGTTGACGTCCGTGTCGGCCAGCTCGTCGACGCCGATCTTGACGAGGCCGGTGAGGTCCTCGATGTAGATCGTCTCTTCCGAGGGGACGAGGGTCGTCTCGGGAGCCGAGCCGCCGATCTCGAGCTTGCCCCAGCTCACGGTCGGGGTCGTCATCTTGCGGATGGTCGACCGGTTGGAGCCGATGGAGCGGACCGTGGCGAGCTGGCGCATGACGTTGAACTGCGGCAGCCCCTCGCGGATGGCCGACTCGACCTGGGCCGGGATGAGGATCTGGCCGGTCGCGTCGCTGACCAGGGCCTTGCGCTCGAACTCGCGGCCACGGATCATGTTGAGCCAGGCCTTCGTGTGCTCGGGGTTGGGGTCCTTGCCATTGCCCGGCTCGTCGGCCTTGGTGACCGGCTGCTGGAGCTGGGCCAGCTTCTCGATGATCTCCTTCTGGCGATCCATGACCTTCTTCTCGAAAGCCTTGAAATCGGCCTCGGAGACCCGACCCTCGAGCTTCTTCTCGAATTCCGTGCGGATGTTGCCGGTCAGAGTGACCAGCTCGTCCTTCAGTTCCTGTTTGATGTCAGGCATGTGTTACCTCTGAGTTAAATTTACGGAGTACTTCCAGGGCCTCCGCATACCCGTCGAGCGAGTGGTCTTCGACCGGCTCATTCTTATGTCCCTGCGGCTCCCCGCCCGGAGTGGGCTCTTCGCCCGGCTCCTCGGTGAGTGCGCTGTCGTCTACTGACTTGACCTGGGTGACCAGGGCCAGGGGGTTGGACGGGAAGAGCGTCAGGCTTCCTTCACCGAGCCTGATCTCCTGGAGCAGCCGGACCGACTGGTCCTTGATCTTGTCGAACCCGACCTTGATGGCCTGGAACCCGATCGAGAGGCCCAGCTTCACGCCCCGCTCGAGGAGGGCCGTGCACTTCTGGCGCACGATCTGGGCGTCGGCATCGGGGAGGAAGTCGCCCTTGATGAGGAGGCCCTTCGCGTCCTGCTTGCCCGTGAACGTGCCGACGACCTTGCGCGGCTCGGACGGGTCGTGGTGCCAGAGGAGCGGGAAGACCTTCGTCTCGTCGAGGGTCTTCGTGAACGCGCCCTTCTCGATGATATCGCCGTAGCTGTCGATGTTCCCGAAGCGGGCAAGGTAGCCCTCGACCTGGCCGTCGTCGCCGATGTCCTTGACCTCAAGCCGGAAGGTCTTGTTCTCGTTCTTGCGTTCCTGCTTTGGCATCTCGTCCTCCTAATCGACAATCGGGTAATGGTAGCACTTGCACTCGATGGTGTAGGCCCCATCGCCCGGCCCCAGGTTCGTCCTGTCGCCGGGGTATTGCAGCTCCTTCGGTCCGTTCGGGCCGTCGAGGATGAAGGGCTCGTCTATGCCTACCTCTTGCCCGTGGGCAGCCATGTGCGCTTCCCGCGACGTAGGCAGGAACTCACAGCCCCACCCCTTCTTGTTGACGAACTCGTTTTCCTTGTAGCCCTCAAGGTTCCCCGCATTCTCGAGCATCGCCGTCTCGGTGCGTGCAATGCGCCGCGACCTGACCCCGCTCAGTCCGTCCACCTTGTCGCGCAATGCGCCAGCGATCTCAGCCGTGGTCAGGTTCGACCCCGTCGCCTCAAGGAGCACGGCCTGGATCTCCGCGACCGTCTCGTCGGTGATGACCTTGGCGGCATCGGCGATAAGTTTTTCGAGCTTCGCCCGGAGCGCGGGCGGGATGTCCTCGATGGCCTTGCCTTCCTCGAACTCGTAGAGCTTCCCCTCGGTCATGCGCCGGCCGGCGGCGAGAGCCGTCCCGTAGAGGCGCTTGTAGCGGGCCGAGAACTTCGACTTGTAGGACGCCTCGGAGTCGGCCCGGAACTGCGCTTCGGGGAGGGCGTTGCCCGTCGCGGCGAGCTCGGCGATGTGCTTCGCCTGGCCCCCGAGCCACGCCTTGAGCTCCCGCGCGAACGCCCGCTCCTTGACGGCCACTCGCTTCTCGAAGTTGCGCCAGAGGGCCTTCCGCTCGGTCTCCCCGCGCCAGAACGACCCGAGCGACTTCGTCTGGCAGGGTTTAAAAGACTTGCCGTCCTCGTCCTCGTCAAGGGCATCGTTCTGATCGTCCGTCGCGTCCGGATCCTCCTCGGAGGAGTCGTCACCGCCCTCGTCGACAGGCGGGGTCGCCTCACCCGCCGGCAGGACCGCATCCGTGAGCGGAACCTGGCCCATCGGGACCATGACTGCCTCGCCGCCCTCCTCGGGCGTGAGCTCGTCGTAGCCCGTAGCCTCGCGCTTCTCGTTCACCTTGAGCCAGTCGGCCGTGGCAAGATAGGTGTATTTGGCCCCCCGGTCCTCTTGGATTTCCTCGATGGCATCCCGGTCATAGTCGAGCCTGAGCCCGTCGCCGAACGACGGAACGAGCCACGCGTTGAGCTCGTCGCGCCAGATATCCGCGAGCGGCAGGATGGTCTCGAGGTAGAGCCCCCGCCTCGCCTCGCGCTTGTTCGAATAGGTCGAATACTCCGAGTCACCGCAAAGCGACGGGTCGACGCCCAGGGCCGCGCAGACCGAGCGCAGGGTCCTGAGCTGCGATTGCGTCCAATCCATGTCCTTCGGGCTCGTAGACATCTGCTCCCAGCTCGCCTCGCCCTCGGTGATAAGGAACCGCCCGGCCCCGCTCGCGCCTACGTGGCCGCCCTCGATCTGCCGGCGAAGGGCATCCCGCTGCTCGGGCGTGAGGTCCTGCTTGAAGTTGAGGACCCCGCTCGGGCGCATGTCGTTCTGGAGGAGCCGCTTGTTCCATTCCATAGACTCGTTGAGGATGTCGATCTCCCGGGCCACGACCCGGAGCTTCGAGAGGCCGTACCAATCGTCGAGCGGATTGAACTCCATGAGGTGCAGAATGTCGGCCGGCTTGAAGCGCGTCGGGGCCGACCCGCCGACAGAGTACTCGTAGAAGGCGATGGGGTTGGACGGCGATCCGGGGACGATCTTCATGCGGTCGGGCCGGAGCGTATAGAGATACTGGGGCGGAAGGCTGTCGAGCCCCTTGACCCGCACGACGTAGGAGTTCCCCGCGAGGAGGTAGAACGAGAACACCTTCTCGGTGAAGCGGATCCCGCTCTCCGTCTCGTTGGGCCGGTCGAGGAGCGCGAGGAGCGGATGGTCCTCGACCTCGTCGCCGTTCTTGTCGGTGAGATACCACGAGAGGCGCGAGGCCGGCTTGACGATGGCATTGACGCAGGCGTAGACGGGCGAGCAGTTCTTGTAGCCCGCTTCCATGAGCGCGGCGTAGTTGTCCGGCGTCCATCGGGCCTGGTCGGGCGTGACGGT